GTCTTACTCGCGAAGGTTCAGCACTTGCGTACCTACATCCTTCTTTAGGCTTCGAAACAATTGTGGCATAACGGATATTTCGATCCGCCCCCATTCCTTATTTCAACCGACCGGCCGGGTTTATCATCTACCAGGGACCGCTGCATCCAACTCATCAACTTCAGGAAGACGTTTCGACGAACCGTTGAACGAATCAACTGACATTGGTGTACATCTACGGAGGGTCACCCCTTGATCCAAACTTCCTTAATTGTTTACTAGAGCGGGACCGCTAAGCCTGGCGTGGTACCTACGGCGTTAGGGTTATTTCTTATCCTTAGCGAGCAGCTCGACTGAGCCGACGTCTACCTCTCCCGCGAGGAACTCCTCATACGTGGGCAGTTTCCCTCTCATTGGTATGAGTAGCGGAAAACCACGATCAATTCGCCTCACACGCTGCATAAACACTTTGGCGCCGCCCACACTTCTGGAAAGAACTCCGGACTCGCCCCCGTACAAGTACGGTTTAAAGTCAGGAGCGTCTTCCCTAGTGGCCGAGACAGCTAGATGAAAGCGCATAGCAGCGCGTGAGCTAGAGAAAACCTCATAGCCCGTCCTCCATTTCCAAGCGGCTAATTCAGCCAAGTTCTCCTTCTTTTCCTGATCATCCAAAAGATCAGGATCGACATACTCACAAGTGAGTGTCAATCCATTCTCTATCTTCAAACCAGGAACGATCCGGCCACTTGGCCCAAGTCGCAATCCAAATTTCTTTGTCGCTCTGTACGCAAGAGGGCCTCTAAAGCCCAGGTCATGCGTAGTCAGACCTAAGGGTCTAATTTTTCCTATGTTCCAGCTAAACCAAGCCAATGCGGCACGATACCGCAAGGACCCCTTCAGTCCGGCAATAAAATCATCAAAACCCTTCGAAAGAGTATCAAGAGACTCTGATTCCCGTAACATTCCCATTCGGACAGTCGCAACCACACGATAGAAAGCGCCGAAGCGCCGACAAAGGGTGGAATTAAGCGAACCGAACTCCGGTGAAACGGAAGTTTTTGTCTTTTCAACTTCAAGGGAGAGCGAAGATACTACATCCATCCAACGCGCACTGAAGTGCGGGCCGGACCGGAAAAGTATATCGTCTCCATTAATCAGACATGGAAACTCCGAATTATCAACCCCAACAGACTCGCCTGCATACAAGAAAGCGATTCTATTCTGCAGACAAAGCAGTGGGAAAGACAAAAAGGAACCCATCATCTGACCTCTCGAGGGCACAAAATCATCTATACCGTGCTCAAGGTTGAACAAATGGGGACGCAAGATACTCATGGCGTATGCTTTCATCGATCCCGGCACAGAGACCGTGGACCTAAGCAATTCGTCAAGAATAGCCTCGGCAACCTCTATAGAGAGATTGTCGGTGGCACTCTTGTAATCTCCAGATGTCAAGGTCTCACCTTCGACATAAGAAAAACCAGCGCGCTGTAGAACGTCAGTTGTAAAATCACCGCGGCAAAGCCACTTCTCGCGCGATAGTCTATCATAGATCGCTTTATGAAGCGGCCTCAAGTGTATCGCGTCCGCCGAAAATTTGCTCAAGGGGCGCGGCTTACCTGCGCTTTGAACGACAGTGAGAGCCGAAGACGTACTGAGTGGACGGGTCGCCCCGTCCAAACAAGTAGTCAGGAACTCGTCATGTCGAAAGCGACCAGGACAGGGTCCCGTGTTAGACACGAACCCGTGAAGCCCGCCCGCGCTGCGGCGATTTTCCAAACATGCTGACAAAGAAGGATCGGTTGCAAGCACACAAGATTCATAGGATCCGGAATCCCACCCGTGAGGGAACAGGTTCCGAACGATCCTACGCGCAAATGTGATGTAACCGCGAGGAAGAGAGGGGGGTGGAGACTGGAAATGGTTAGCGACGGATGAAAGCAAAGGGGCTTCCATACACCGGCATGAGGCCGGTTGTAGCTTCTTGATTGAATTCCATGCGAACTCTGCCTGCTGGTCCACGGCAGGACAAGCTTGCAGATAGCACTTCGTTTCCCTACTAAGGTCGACACAATTATCCGAGATAGGCTCGAATCTCGGTGCCTCGCTGTTGTAGAGGTATTTCCAAGTAGCTACCGCTTTCCAAATTGTCTCGCAGAGACGGGAACGGTAAGCTCGACAAGAGCGTCGAGTAGCGTACGCTTCAGTAAACTTTGACAT